GACCAAACCATCAGCGTCACCACCTGCAGGAAATGGGTCAATAATCAATTCTTGTATACTATTAATAGTAGAAAGTACGTTTCCGTCTAACTTAAGGTTATCAATTTCAATAGAACCAGTCTGAGATGTATTACCAGAAATGTTTGTAGTTCCATTAAAGGTTACACCGTTCTGGAAGGTAGTTGTTGCATTAACTTCTAGTGTATCTGTATCAGCAGTACCAAGAACTGTATTATCATCAACCTTGAGGTCTTTGATCCATGCAGTTGCTGCAACACCAATACCACCTGCAAATGTAACACCTGCTGTGGCAACGTTAGAAGCATCTGTAGTGTCAGCAAAGTTGACTAGTACACCTGTACCATAGTTCCAGTCTGCACCTTCTACTTGAATCTTGTCAGTAGTTGTCTCGTCATATCTGATAGAAGCATCCTTTGTATTACCAAAGTTTAGTTTCATATCATCAGCGATACGCAAGTCGGGGGTACCTGCTACACGCTTGATGTCTAAAACTGCATCTGAGTCATTATATGAGAGTTCTACATCTCCTGTAGTTCCAAACTCTAGTTCCTGACCATCTTCAATAACTAGTTTACCTGTGCCATTTGCACGGAAGATAAGGTCAGCATCAGTAGTAGATGTTGTAATGACGTTTGCATCGAGGGTGATGTCGTCAACATTCCACTGATCAATCTTTGAATTACTATCGACTAGTACAGATGAACTAGCGGTAAGTGTACCATGAACATGATCCAACATGTCCATAAAATATCTACCACCGACAATCTGTGCAGCACCATTGTTATCTCCAACAAATAGTCTGTCGCCTGCGTTTGCCTGAGTTCCGTTTGCTCCTGTAGTAATGGCGAGTTCACCAAATGTAATACTACCAGGTGCGACTGAACCAGTACTCCTTTTAATTAGAATATTGGATGCCATTAGAAGCTACCCCCATTTACTGTGATGTGATTTAATACATTTGTGGCGACAAACCTTGTTGCTGCTGAATCATACACAAGCACTGAACCTTCTGCTAGTCCACCTTGTGATACATCTGTCAAATCTACGTCTGACATAGCACCAATCGTGCCACCGCCACCACCAGTGGCGACACGAGTTACTCTTGGGACTGATTGGTCCCCAAATCTTAATCTTGCCATTTAAAGTGTTACCCCCTCAAGTACGCTTACTGAACCCTCTAACACTCTGGACTTGATACCAGATGCTGAAGTTATGACGACATCATACACATACCGTCCGCTTTTCATAGCAGCGGTCTGAGAATTAGTTAGAGACAATTGTATTCTTCCGCTAGTTGCAGGAGTCAAGACTGCAGCTGTCACAGTTTGAGAAGTACTACTTGTGTAGTGTTTCTTTATCAAACTTGCTACTGTATATCCTGTAAGGTTAAATTCTGTACCATTATCATTCTCAACTGTGAAGTCGATGATAAAGTCAGAACCTTGATATATTAGTAGGTTGGATACAGCACTTGCCATTCTCTAAGAATTCCATATAATATTTAGCTTAACTTTATTTATCCTTCTTCTGCACTAAGTCTTTTACAAGTTCTTTAAGTTCGTCAACTTCTCTCTTCAGGTCATCTAAAGTGCGATCTTTGTTGCGGGCATTTTCTCTTGCTTTTATATAAGCGTCATATGCACTATCATCCGTATTGACGATTGCATTAGAATCAGCATCCCTGCCGAGGGAGTTATGTCCTTCGACAGGGATTAGATCAAGTGTATTTTCTTCCATTATGCTAAAGCGATTGCTCTGAAGTCTTTTACCCTTGGTATATATGGTTGGGAATAAGCGATCATACTTACTTTAATTTGGAATGCATCAAAGTCTTCAGTATCATCTATTGTATACTCATAATCAGTAAATGTAAATAGATCATTCTGTGGTGTAATAATACCGCTGTCTGGAATACCTGTAGTATTAAAGAACTGGAAAGGTAGATCATCAAGATTACCAGCATAACCAACAGGTACTAACTTGTACATCACTCTAATAGTAGATTCTGTCCATACGTTAGCAGTAAGCATAACCTTTAATCCAGTAGCACTCTTATCCATTCGAGCAACTTTAGTAATATAGTTTGCTGCACATTCACTACCGATATTAGCAGAAGGTTCAATGTTATTAATGATATTTGCTGTTGTAATAATTGATACAGCAGATAGATCAATCACAGGAGATAGGTGAGATACCTCAGATTCTAGATCCAACTCCATAGTAAATGACTTCACATTATTCATACGGTTAATTTCATTGAGTTGGTTAGCAATGATCTTAGTAGAAGGGAAGTAGTTCTCTTCTCCAATAACCACATCAAGATAAGTAGTATCTTTAACGAAAGAAGTCTCTAAACCAGAAGTACCTCCATCGCTATCAGGACCACATGAAGTACCACTTGTACCTAACACTCTTGGAATAATACTTGTTTTTGGTTGAGTTTGATTTTGAATTTGTGGTGTTAATACATCCCATGGAATATTTTGAGAAGCAGTTATAAAGGTACCACCACCCATCATAGAAGTATTTGCTGTCTTTCCAGTTACTTTTAGATTGTAACTATGAGGACTGTTGATGGATATAACTCCACCAGGTGCAGTATGAGTAGTATTGATTGATGTAAGTGGAATTCCATTTAGATTGTAACATTGTACAATGGCATCAGTTGAATGTGATAAACCAGTTGCACTACCTGCAGTACCACTATGGTTACGTCCATTGTTAGTAATTGTTATGGTATTTCCAGATATTGCTTCATAAGCAATAATTTCATCTCCACTGCCATCTTCTGCTTCTCCAAGAATTCTTATGAAACCTGGATTGGAAGAACTTATCGCAGATCCACCCATAGTGGTATGGAATAATGCTGCATTAGTAACTGTAAATGTGGAAGTACCCGTTGTACTGATGGCTGATGTAAGGGTAGTATCTGGAACCTCAGATGTTACACCACTCATCTGTAGATAGTTAAGTGGTGATTGCATACCATGATTACCATGGAATACTCTTATTGTATCTTGACCTGCAGTCATTTGCATGGAGTTAGCTGCAAGATTTAAGAAACCACCATTAGCTTCACCAAGTTCTGCGTTCTCTAGTACAAGTTTACTATTAGATGCTGTGCTTGGTAATGTAAACTCTGCTCTATAAATCTTGAACATCAAGTCTTCATACTGAGAAGGTGTCCATGTAGATGCGTTCTGTGACTTGAATAGTACACCGATATATGGTTGCTCAGAGATCTTCTCTCCTGCATGTGCAGCATCTATGGCATCTTCACCAAGAATGGAGATGAATACCTTATACTGATTAGAATCAGAAGTCAATACAATAGCATGTTCTTGTCTGAATGGTAAGTATACTGGAGATTCAAATTCAAATGAAGTTGGTTTAGAAGCATCTGCAGATATGAATACATCCTCAGGATCTTTAATAACTTTAGAAAGAGGTACAATCCTTTGAGTTGGATTACCATTAACCACAGTTCTAATATCTAATGATACTGGAATTTCTTCATCCTTAGTAAAGAAGAATATATCAATCTTAGTTAAGAATACCCCACCTTCTAATGATGAATCTTCAATAAGGAAGGTTTGTGCAAGTGGGTCACAGAATCTAACTTCATTCTTTTTAGAAGTCTTAGTTTCTTTGACAGTTCTAGAATCAAACATATCCTCAGATGTAACCTTAGCATTTCTTACAGATATAATTTGATCTTGCATTGTTTGCAAGATACCAGAAGAAGTAAATTCTACCTCAGCACTAGAGTCAGATACACCAATAACCTTACTATCAGATGCATCATCAGTAAGTCTGAATAATTTATTACCAGTCTTAAATTTAAGATTACCCTCACCTTTAGGTGAATCTATAAAGAATGATCCTCTAAGTTTACCTCTCTTGTCACTAATCAAGTCTTTACTTGTTACTTTAGCAATTGCACCAGAAGTTTCTCCAATAATATAATCATTAATTTTAGGTGAACCATAATAAGTTCCTTTTGCCTGATCAGCAAGAGACTTAGTATCAATGTTGAGGAAACCTAAGTTAGATGTATAGTCATTAGTAGATTGAATGTCAGTTCCGTCTAATGGATTAATTTCAAATCCTTCATTAGGTGCTGCAACTCTTGCCTTAAATCTAAATCCTTTCGTAGCCGAGAAACCAGGAGATCCTTGTTTATTAACACGTACTGTCTCACCTACTTGGAAAGGAATATTGTTTGTTTTAGGATCACTAGATGAATCTTTAGTTAAACCAATAATTTTAGGTGTAACTAATTTAGTAGGTAAAGCAATACCATCAAAGAATCCAAAGAACTTAGTTCTTGGTTTTAATTTCTTACAATTAAACTCAATGTTTCTAGAACGCATAAACTGAATATGCTCTACAGAAACAACCTTGTTACCTAGTGACTTCTGCTCAATAACAGGAGTAATTCTATATCTAATACCTGTCCTTGTTTGTTTTCTAGTAGTTGTCCTAGTGGTAGTAATAGTTCTCTTTCTCTTTCTCTTAGATACTCTTCTCCAGCTACCAACATCTACTGATTTAGATTTTCCAGTCCATGTAGTTTTCCATGAGTTCCATTGAATTGGAGAGAAACCATTCTGGTCAGCATTATATTCTTTTATTGTTGTCATGAAGTTACCTTCAATAACAGGACCTTTGACTGGATTGAGTGTCTTAGTATCTACCCAGTTATCAGACTCTGGGTGCAACTGAATATCTCCAACATATGTAAATACGTTGAATGGGTTAACGTTCTCAACACCTGAAGAATATGGTTGATCTAAAAGAACTGTGCTTGTATATGGAAGTGTTACAAGATCTCCAGTTTGCTGTACATTAGTAGATGCTGTAGAAAATGTAAGAGGTACTTGAGTAGTGTAATGAGATGGACGACATTGACCTTC